AACATTCGCCGGATGTTGCACCCCACTTCAGGATGAAACGGAACCTCGTAGTGGTTTGTTTGGAGTAAATTTTTAATAGACAGGATCACCGCATCTGCATTGCTTCGCACCACCAAGTCTTTGCGGACCGGATGGATCGTAAAATCTAACGGAAAATCCTGGAAAATTACAGTGTTTGCCATAGTGTTCTATTTATGTTCTATTGTTTGGCGAGAGGTTTAGAGAGTACATCCAGTGCGCCCCCAGGATTTCTATTAGAAACAGTCTGAAATACGAATGCTGCGCATGGGTTGCTGTTCAGGGCTTCCAACACTAATGCAACCGAGGCCGATTGCAATTGATTGACACAATTCTGAAGAAATTGGCTATCCTTATCCGCAATACCCCGAACTAGATTAGCAACACCCACCAGGGTGTCGGTAATGTCTGCAATCGTCGCTGCACCACGTTCCATTCGCGTGAGCAAGTTATTGATAGTATTAGAAAACCCACTGAATGTATCCTGTGAAAACAATCCTGTACACCCTCCCAATACTGTCAAGAAATCACTGGATGCTTCCAGTAGGGTCGTCATGTTTTGCATTTGGAGTCCGATTGACAGGATTTGTTGCAGGCCTGGGGCTTGTACCCCTTGGCTCTTGAGGAGTCCCGACAGCCGACCGGTGTGCATCATGAAATTTCCCATGGAAGTGCGGATGTCTTGGATAGGATCAGTGGAAAGGTATGCGGCGGCATCTCCCTGTGTGATGCTCGGATCAATGAGACTCCCATCCGCAATGCTGGTTAATCGAGTTTCTACCCGACTAACACTATCGCCGAGGAAATTAACAGAATTGGTCATGGGGTTTGTGAACAGTCCACCCGGATCAGAAGTTATCTTGTTGACGAGGGTTTTCGAGATGTCCGAAAACCCCGTGGTGCTCGCAGGCACAATAGGTGAAGTGATGGATGATGGAATGTGAGAGAAATCAAAAGTGAATGACATACTGCTCCTTATCCACAAAAAACAGTGAATGATCCCATGGCACAGACCGACCCGCAAGCAATCGCATCCCCCACCCGCATGATAGGAATACCGTCTGCAAATACGGTTGTAGAACCCCCGGCACCCGGACTCGGATGTGAGGTAATCATATTCGTATGAGGGCCCCACAGGTCAGTCATGCGCACCAGTGGAATACCATCCACAAATACTGTGGGAGAACCGGTGATGGTAGGGCGTGGCGGAAAATAGGTAGCGCCTGCTGGGTGACCACTACACACATCAATGCCCATTCGTGCCACTGGCAATGCAACCCCCATGTTAGTCTCCCGTAACTGGTAATGGTGGTGGTAAAATGGTTCCTGGTGGTCCATTGAGATTCAATGGAATGCCAGTGAGGTTCATTCCGCTTCCGGCGGTGTGCGATTGGGTTGAGCCTGCTTGAGTAGTTATACCACCGGTGGCATTCAATTGAATATCTTTGGTGGCTTCGATGTTGACACTCCCACCGGCTTTAATATTGACATCTCCCGCGGCCGTGAAGTTCAAATCTCCCTTGATATAGACATTTTTATCGCTCAAGACGATCTCAAATGCATCCGCATTGATACGGGTAACTTTCGTTCCATCGGGATGGATTTCATCGGAGGTACCAGACCGATGGTAAATATGAATGCGTTCCGCGCCTGGTGTATCGTCGAATTCGAGGATATGACCAGACTCAGTTTCCATGACACGATTATAAGGGTACTTGGTGGCATACGGGGAAACCGGTTCACTCCAGGTTCCCGGTCCTGAAGTAGGTACCGCAACGGATACACTAGACTTCTTCCAACCAATAGGAGTCTCACTAATTTTCTGGTTTCGAGACAAACGAGAAAAGGTTGGCTCATCTAGAAGTGCGGGGTTGCGTTTCGGAGTTCCTTCTGTAATTGTTACCCCACCTTTCTTATTTGTCAACCCCTGTGGTTTTCGTGGAGCCGATGATAATGATCCACCGATTCGTGGATCATTAAACCCCGATGAGGGGGAAGCTGACACTTTAGGAATGCCTGGAAAAATACCCATGATCACCGGGGCGTGACTTTCTTTATCATCCAGATAAAACCCCATGACATAATCCCCTTCCTTAATTTGCAAGGAAGATGATTCATTCAGTGGTATAATGGGATGGGCCCAGGGCAAATCTTCTGTGGGAATAGAAGTCTTAGACTCGCTATGTGACCCTAGAATGCGAACCCGGCATCTACCCACTTGTAGTGGATCATTGCGATCTTCCACGACCCCCATCCACCAAACAAATTCTTCGCCTAAATTAGTCGAAACTTCCATTAGGTGTCCCTCAACCTTTTCATGGCAGGATTATGTTCTAGTGGTGCCGCGATGCCACTCTTGAGAGAATCCTTTGACAATTCCACCACACATGCATAATTGGTGCGAGTGATTTTATGTCGGATCGCAGTAATCAGATAGTTACCTGAGTATAGATTATCCATCGGTTTCTTTTCTTTCGTACCTAGACTTGCTGCCGGCATGTTAAGATTGACTACCTTTCCGACTCGTAAGTGCATACTTCCAGGCAATACCACTTTGAATTGAAATCCATGCAATCCCGTAATATAGGCGTTACGTTGCAACACCCAACTTTCTGGTTTATTCACATCAACCATGACTCGATAAAATGATTCGTAGGATTTGGTTAATGGTATATCCGTTCTGAGTTTATTGTTTTGAATGAATGGGTGTGGATTCAAATGTTTCGTGTTATTGAAAAATATATCCCCATCAAGCGTTGACACCTTAACCTGTTGGTCAAGAACATTGACTCGTAACAACTTTCCGGCATATTGTCCCCCTGACAACGAACGAAGTAAGTTGGGGGCTCGGACCATTTCATACGATTCCGCAGCTTGCAATCGTTGCTCTGTATCCGTCTCCCTCCCCTGCTCTCCAGTCTCCCCAGCCATATTCAATGGGGTGAAATTGATATTCTGTATCGGAGACTGCTGAGACAACATCTCAAGTGAATTGAAATGGTACCCATCACTATCCTCAAAGAAGAAAAAGGAGCAGCTTTTCGCAGTGGATACCTGCGCCATACGCGATAACCAATTGATAGCATAGAAAGGTGTCCAGTATGGCAACACGATGTTATAAGTGCCAAAAGTTTCCAGCAATTCAGATTGAGGAAATTTCTTCTTATCGATCTTGAGATACTTATAGGCGATATCTCCGATGATAGTGGAGATCTTGGCTTCCCGATAGGCATTAGAAATTTTGATCCCCTCATTGAGGACCATTTCTTCAGAGCAGAAGTGCAACAGATAATCTTCCGATGCCGCAGACTTCTTCGTGCGGTTAGAAATTTTATAGACTCGAAACACCTTTTCGATTTTCCAGTTGGTGGAGGGTTTGACAAGTGTTACGACTAAATGCTCGACCCCAACTATCGGAAGAAGATTGATAATGTTTTGTGTATCGCTCAAAAAGAGGTTGCCTGTCATGGTGTTACTGAACAAATCTTCAAAGATATTCAATTCATACATGATCTCCCGCACGTCAATCTGCTGGCCACTTGACCCAACGAGTACAAGGGATTGCAAGTCAAATTGTGCAGCATACTGAAGTCCATCTTGATTTGGCATTAGGCAATTAGTCTCTCAAGTTCAGAAACGATTTGTGGAAGGTAATTTTTTTGAAGTAGGCTGATGTGTCGTTTGGATTCGTTCAATTCTAATTCATAGGTATAATTATCCTGTGCTGATCGGGTGATCGTCTCAGTGACGGTCACTCCGCTTGAGAACGTGGTGACCACAGGCACCGGAGAAGTCAGGGTATCATATTTGGATTCGTCGATGGTGAACGTCTTCTGACTAGAATTCCCAAGCGAATCCACTTTCGTGATGGTCATTGTAAAATGATGATTCGCGCCACTGGCCGCAGCGACCGAACCGTACTTATCCACAATATATTTGACGAAATTTGCGTAGTCTTTGGGCCAGTCAATCAACGGATCGAGTATATTATTCACCATGGTGACCACCCAATGGTACTTAGATGATCCATATTGGTGGTCTGCAATCATCTCGGGTGTCTCCCCTTCTTGAATCACATACTCATAAAAGGCTTGAGTATTTTTGAGAAGATTTTGGACTGGGGCACACCGACGAAAAATATCTTGCACCCACACCAGTTCAGATGCCGAATTCGCATTGAGGTTGTAACCGATATATGGAAAGTTATCAAAATATGAGGTGGACATTAGAACCCTCTCGCCTTTGGATCACCTGGATGCCCGATTAATTCTTTTGTGATGAATTCGAGTTCTCTGAATTGTAATGTCATTCGGGACATGATAGGATGATCGGAGTTGTAAAAATGCGCACCTCCTGTT